TACGATTATTTAATAGTTATCCTGATATAATATCACGATAATTAGATGGAAGTTCGGTAATCTGAGTACTATAATGTTGCTCAATAGCCTTAATATATCTAAAGTCTCTTTTTGTTACAAAGTTGATCCCGATTCCCTTTCTACCCCAACGACCACTTCTACCAATTCTATGTAAGTAAGTATGTACACACTTAGGTACATCAAAGTTAATAACAATACTGACTTGCTGTACATCAATACCTCTAGCAGTAACATTGGATGATACAAGAACCCTACTCTTTCCTGACTTGAAATCTTTGTAACTTTCAGTACGCTCTTGTTTATCCATACTACTATGGATAGCTGCAACTGGAAATCCATCCTCTAAAAGAGCTTGATAAAGATCTTGAACACGTTTTACACTATTACAATAAATAATACATTGACTAACTGACAATGATTCATATAGATCTTTTAAGGTAAGGTATTTTCCTTGGTCATCTTCAATATTAATATGAAACTGTGAAATACCTTCAAGGGTTAACATCTCGCTTTTTACTAAAATACGTACTGGATCGCGCATAAATTTTTTTGACAACTCAGCAATCTCATTTGGGACAGTTGCACTATATAGGCAAAGCTGGATGTTTTTTGGCATATATTGAAAGATATTATATACTTGATCTTTGAATCCTGTAGAAAGCATTTCATCTGCTTCATCCAATGTTAAAACTCTAATGTTTTTTACATTAACATGATTTCGGCGAATCATATCATGAATTCTTCCTGGTGTACCAACTACCACATGAGGAGGACCATCTTTATCTTTCAATTTCTTAATATCTTCATCTACACTATTACCACCAACTAAAAGTTGGACCTTATAATTATCTAGAAAAGTACCAATGTTTTTAAATACATTAGAAATCTGCATAGCCAATTCTCTAGTTGGAGCCATAACAATTGCTTGCGTAGTTTTTTTACTAGTATCTATAATATTTAAAGTTCCCACAGTGAATGCTCCGGTTTTACCTGTACCTGATTGAGCTTGAGCAATCATATCTCTACGATCAATCATTGGAGGAATAGCCTTTTGTTGAATAGGGCTGGGTTTTTCAAAACCATAGGAATAAATACCTCTTAATACATTCATATCTCCATCTTCAATATCATCCCATCCACTTAATGTAGGATAATCAGATAATTTCATGGAGCTGGTGGATTCTGTTCCATCAGAATCCTCATCATTTTTAAATGTGCTTTTACTTTCGTTTACGAAATCTGTCATCTTATATTAATATCCAAATTATCTTTTTAAACCAATTCAATTTTATAGATAATATTATTATAAAAAATTGATATAGAAGATATTATATCTTATATAATAAAGAAGATGGCTACTGAAACGGTTAACAAACCCCGCATTTATACACTTCACGATTTTAACACTATTGTTAATGAGGTTCAATTTGAAATTAGTCAGTCCACAATTGATATGATTAATTTACTAGCTAATAAGGTTGGTGCTCCATCATACAATAAAACCCCTAATTTTAAAAATCGCGAATACAATAGAAATAGTGGGCGAGGAAATGGAGATAGGCGAAGACGTAAAAAGCAAAATGTTGAAATTAGTGACGCTGATTGGGAAGCCATTCGTAGTTTTCAAGCAACTGAATTAGAACAAAAAGAAGGTATTGATAAATTAATAGATAATATTAAAGGTGAAATTAATAAATTAACAGATAAAACTTTTGATGTTCAAAGTGAAAAAATTCATAACATTCTTAACGAACTTGTTTCCAACGAAGCATTTAAAACCGATGATGAAAATAAAGTAGGTGCTGTAATCTTTGATATTGCTAGTAGTAATAAATTTTATTCCAAAATCTATGCAAAGCTATTTGCAGGGATTAATCACGAATTTGAATTTATGAATGGAGTATTTGATCTTACCAGTAAAAGTTATATGACAAAATTAACTAACATTGAGACTGTTGATCCTAATGAGGATTACGAAAAATTCTGTGAAATCAATAAAGATAATGAGAATAGAAAAGCTTTGTCGTCATTCTTTGTAAATCTTATGAAAGAAGATGTCATTCCAGCACAAGTAGTTGTTAATATTGCTAACTCATTACTAGATAAGTTAGATATTTCATTAGATGACCCAACATCAGATATTACTGATCAACTTAGTGAAAATATCGCTATTATAGTTACTGAATCTTGGAAAATGATTAATGATGAAGATTTAGATCTAGAAGATGAATGCGACTCTATTCAAGAACGTGTAAAACATATAACTACACTCAAATCTAAACATCATTCCGGTTTAAGTAATAAAACTATATTTCAGTTCATGGATATCAATGAAAATATTAATTAATTACAAATTCAAATAAAGATACTAGTAATATATGTATAATGAGTAATAATTTTTTTAATAACGATAACGGTTTTTCATATGAAATAAATGAAATCGCCAAAAAAGATTCATCTTTTGATTTTGATATATCTGATATTAAAAATGAAGTTTTCAATGTAGAAGTCACCGATGATTCTAATAATAGAAATAATAGTACTGATTGGAGTACGGATTATCTAAAATTACAATTACATTATAATGATAATTTCACTGTTAAAGATTTACATAAGATATGTGATTACTATGATATTAATAAGAGGAAATTACTCAAAGATCAATTAGTTGATGAAATTGCATTATATGAATTAGATACAAACAATTTATTAATGGTTCAAACAAGAAAACGTATGTGGTTTTATATGGAAGAATTAAAAAATGATAAGTTTTTTAAAAAATATGTAATATGGGAATAATAATTTAATGACTTTTTTTTGTAATTAAATTATATAATGGTAAATTCAAAACTTAACTCTGATATAAATTATATTGAAAATAGAGGATTAGATCCAGAAGATAGTGAATTTGAGGCTCAACCATGGGAAGTAAACATGTTAGATGAGGATATTACTATTGCATTAGGTAATCCAAAATATAAATATACTAAACAAAACATCATTTATTTTCCTATTTATTTAATTAAAGAATCTAAAGTTCATACACAAATAGGGGTTTATGAAGTAATAGCCGATCAATTACCAAGTTTATTAGATGAGGATGATGATTTAGACATAGATTCTTTAGAACCATTGTTATTTTCTTTTGTGAATAAAGGATTATTATATACTGAAAATGATGATGATAAACCAGATGAAGATGATGAAGATGATGAAGATGATGAAAACGATGATGAAGACGATGAAGATGATGAAAACGATGATGAAGACGATGAAGATGATGACAAAGATGGAGAGGATGATGATGTAGAAGATGTTATAGGTTCAATTAATCCTGATAAAAGTAAAGTTATTGTATTAGATCCTACTGTAGTTCCTATGCCAGAATTAAGTACACAAACAGAAGTTGATGCAGAAAAAGAGCGAGAGGTAGTTACAGGTAAAAGACCCTGGGTGGCTAAATTTATGGGTAATAATAATTATGAAATAGAAGATGTAGGTGGAGGTGGTGATTGTTTGTTTCATGTTATTAGACATGCTTTAGGTACTGTAGGTAAACGCACTAGTGTATCAAAATTAAGAAATGTATTAGCAAAAGAAGCAACACAAACCATATTTGAAACATATAAACAAATATTTGACAGTATAAAACCATCGCTAACAGATAACAAAAAGATAAAGCAAGATTTAGTTAAACTTAATAAAAGTTTAAAAACACAATTACAATCTACAAATGATAGGAGTAAACAGATGGATATTATACAAAAAGCTAAGGATATCAAAAAAGAGTATGCTAGAATAAAAAAGGAAGATCAATATAGTAAATCTATGTATAATGAATATAAATTTATGGAAGGCGTAACAAATTTACAGGGATTCAAAAATGTAATCAAAACCTGCAAATTTTGGGGTGAAACATGGTCTATTTCCACACTAGAGCGAGCTCTCAATATTAAAATTATATTATTAAGTAAAGAAAACTACAATCATGGCGATTTATTAAATGTAATGCAATGTGGACAACTTAATGATGAAATATTACAAAAGCAGGGTATTTTTGAACCAGACCATTATATTATAGCGAACTATTTAGGTTGGCATTATCAAGAGATCCAATATAAAGGGCGTTCAATATTTAGCTTTAAAGAATTACCATATGATTTAAAACTGAAAATTTGTGATAAATGTATGGAAGGAGAAGCTGGTCCTTATAAAATAATACCAGATTTTGCAGAATTTTGTGATAATATAGGATCTAAGTCACCTACACCAGGTGACGATGATTTAGATGATGATCAATCAAATTCAAAAAAACAAGATGATGAAAATTTACAAGGAGAATTATACAATAATAATATTGTATTCCAATTTTATTCAAAGAGTTCTGATGCTGCACCAGGTAAAGGTAGTGGAGAGAAGATTTCATCAGATAAAATCAATGATTTTAAAGAGTTAAGTCAATTTGATAATTGGCGAAAAACATTATCAAACTTTGCAATAGGAACATTTGAATGTGATGGTAAAGAATGGTTATCTGTAGAACACTTCTATCAAGCATCTAAGTTCAGAAATACAAATAAATTAAATGGGTTTTATGATACATTTTCATTAGATTCACAATCAGAATTATCAAAAAGTCCGTCTATGGCAAAATGTGCTGGTGGTAAATCTGGAAAATGTAAAGGTAAACAAGTTCGTCCAAAGGAAGTGGTTATGGATATGGATTTTATGGGAGATAGAAGAAGTGAAACCATGGAAAAAGCTATGTATGCAAAATTTACCCAGAATCCAGAATTTAAGAAGGTACTATTAGCAACTAAAGATGCAAAATTGGTTCATTTTGTAAGAGCATCACCTGTGGATGTATTTTATGATCTTATGAGAGTTAGAAAGAAAATTAAAGACTCTAAATAGTTATACAAATGATTTAAGTATTATATGCTGTTATATTATATTACTTAATGCAATTATCATCTGAATCACATAAATATATATCATTCTTAACAAAGAATTATCAGAATCGCAATGAGATTAATTTTGAGAACCCAAGTTTTAAACGAAATATTAAACAGATATTTCATGATGTAAGTCAAGGATCTAAATGGGTCAGTCAAAATTTTGATGAAAACAAGATTATAATTAATAAAATAGATATAATTAGTCAAATACCTAGACCATCAGGGTTTAATTCTAGATGGATAGATACTGAAATTAAACAACACATATTTAATAATTCAATATATAAAATCCACTATACGTTTAAAATTAATAAACGTACTATAAATATTAGTTTTATAGTTGAAAATGATGCTATAAAAAATCGCGCAAATTATATAAATCATATAAAAAGTGTCATGAATTGGATTAGTATAGCAAACAAATATTCATGTATCAATTGTGGTACTACATTAAACCTTTATATTTATATGACCAGTTTAAAAAAGAAACTACCAGACAATAGATGGGATACTATATCTAGTACTGAAGTCAATAGTGGTTTAAGTGATATGTGTAGAAAAAATTCTGAGATTATAATTTTTAGAAAAGAGGAATGGTTCAAAGTTTTAATTCATGAAACATTTCACAATTATGGTTTAGATTTTTCAATAATGAATATATCAAAACTAGTTACTATTATGAAAAATAAATTTAATATTGAATCAGATTTTGCAATGTATGAAACCTATACAGAGTTTTGGGCTAGAATTATAAATACAGTATATTGTTCATTTAATATTTGCAGTGAAAGTAATAAATTTACTGATTTTTATTTATATTTCCAAGTATTGTTTTATTATGAGAGATTATTTACTTTATTACAGTGTACAAAAGTGTTGGCGTTTATGAATTTATCTCTTGACATTATAACAGACAACTCTAAAAAAAATGTATCTATGCAATTATATAAAGAAAATACAAATGTTTTTCCTTATTATATAGGTGTTGGTATTTTAATGATAAATCCAGAATCATATTTTCAATGGGGAGATAATAATAATATCAATATTTTTAGATTTCAGAAGACTGATGAAAATTTAATCAGTTTTGGTAATTATATAACAGATACTGTAGATAGTAAAAAATGTAAGGATGTCCTACAGAAGTTTATGAAGTTGATACCTACTCTAAAAGACAATACATTAAATACTACTAGGATGACCATGTGCGATGTAACAGAATTAGAGACACATAACGGACTTACATTAAAATAACAATACCGTTGCATTTATTCAAAAAATTGAATGTTACTAATAAAAAGTTAATTAGTAACATTAATAACAACAACTATGGGAATTCAATATCTTAATAGAATATTACGTACTTATGCTGCGAGTGGAATTAGAGAAATTTCACTTAGGTCATTGAAAGGTAAAACTTTAGCAGTTGATACCAGCATATATCTTTATAGATATCAAGCTGAAGACGCTTTAATAGAAAATATGTATCTCATGATATCTTTATTCAGACATTATAATATTACACCAGTATTTGTGTTTGATGGTGAACCACCTGCTGAAAAAAAAGAACTACTTGAAGAACGAAAACGTGATAAAGAGCTAGCAAAACAACGTTGGTTAGACTTAGAAAATGAATTGAATATATGTGATAATAACGAGGATGGTGATAAAGTCAATGAATTAATTGAAGAAATGGATAAAGAGAAAAAGAAGTTCGTTAAAATTTCTTGGCAAAATATACGTGATGTGAAAGATTTGATGCGTGCTTATGGAGTTAATATTATAGAAGCTGAAGGAGAAGCAGATCAAGTATGTGCGAAATTAGTGCAAAAAAAGTTGGTGGATGGTTGTTTAAGTGAAGACATGGATATGTTTGTTTATGGTTGTAATAAAGTTTATAGATACTTAAGTTTACTTAATTCCACGGTAGTACAATATGATCTTAAAAAAATATTATTAGAATTAAATTTAACTCTTACAGAGTTCAAACAGATTTGTATCTTATCCGGAACAGATTATAATGTTCATTTGGATGAACAATTAAATATATACGCATCTTTGAAACTTTTTGGAAAATATAAAAAAAAGAGAGCAAGTGACTTCTTCAAATGGTTAGAAGATTGTGAAAAAATTTCTGATTATTCAAAATTAAATGATGTATATAATATGTTTGATATTTATAAACATAATATTAATTTTAGCAAATCAAAATTCAGAAATAAATATTATGACGGGGAGAATGTAAGAAGTATAATGAAAAACAATGGTTTTATTTACATAAATTAAAAAATTAATATCCTTTTTTTATTGATATATAAAAAATACACATCATATTATATCATATGAATTGGGCTGCTGGTTTATTTATAGGATTTTGGGCTTTATATTGTGGAACATTTTGCTGTATGATATTATATTCTTCTATAGTGGAAGAATGGTTTTGTAGAAACCGAGTCCCTGAATGGCGTGAAAGATTATTATTAAACATGAATCGTAATAGATATAATATAGTTATAGATCACGAAAATGATATAGTTTCAACAATTTAAGTATTTGAAAAGTAAATAATAAATAAAATTAATTATTATTTATTATTTTTTATGATTCATTAAATGAATTAGTTGGCGATAGGCGCTGCTCCGGCTTTGGCAAAGTGAGGGCTCATGTACTTCTGAAGGTTGAAGTAAGTAAGCTCGTCATCTTTTCCGATCTTCAAAAGAGTCTTAAGCTTAGAGTCAGGACGGATGATACGTCCATTATCCTTATCCTGAAGTTTGTGCTGACGAATGTAACCATTAATCTCACGGGTTACCTCAGTACGCGCCATCTGGGTACCATGAGGCTTTCCAAGGAAGTTAGCCAATTCTTGACTGATGAGAGTAGGCTTTACAAATCCACTAGGTTGACGGTTACCACTCTTACGCTTTTTCTTGGCAGCAGCTTTGTTAGCAGCCTTAAGCTCGCGAGTAGCTTTCTTCTCAAGAGAGCGGAACTCGCTCTTCAAGGAACTCATAGCAGCACAAACCTGTTGGAGTTTAGCGATGAAATTACTGAACTGCTCAGCGAGCTCACTTCCAGGCTGTGAAGCAGTAGAGCTGACACTTTTGTCATCAGCTACAACTTCTTTAGTTACAACCTCTACGGGTTCAGTTTTGGCAACAGTTTTGGTGGTCTTTTTAGACTTGGCGACTTTCTTGGCGACAGTCTTAGAATTAGATCCGCTCTTGGCGGCAGTATTTTTGGTTGAGGCTTTCTTTGGCATCTTATAAAATACTATAGGGACTATTATTTAAGTGATTTAACGCAATAATATATTTATTGTGATGATAACTCCTGTAGATTTTAATAAATCTATTATATTACGTGCACAACCGATTGATATAACCATGGCATAGCTGTAGCTGCATTATTATTTACTAAAGTAAGTGCTGCTAGTACGTAAAATGCTCCTAAAGATCTCGCATCTGTATTAACACCTTTTTTTACTAAAATTTCCATAATTGAAACTGCTAATTTTTTTATATT